AAAACACGTTTTCGTACTGCTTATCAAGCTGATTATGATTCATCTCTCTTCGTTACTGATGTTATTGATGATGGTGTTACTCATCAATCTTTCAAGGATGAATGCGATATTAACAATATCCTTGTCTCTTGGCTTAACAATGGCGTTGCATCCGTTAACGGTCTAACGCCTTCTTATCTTGATTTGTCAACTTCTGAGGATTATAAAACCTCTGTTGATATTCTTATTGCCGCTCAGGCTTCTTTTGATGCTTTGCCGTCAAAAATTCGGAGTCATTTTCATAATGATCCGATTGAGTTGTTGGACTTTGTCCACAATCCTAATACTACGAAACAGCAACTTGCTGACTTCGGGCTTATCGAACAACACGATATTATTACTTCGTCGGTACCTCCCGCGAAGCTTGACCAGTTACCCACTTGATGTAACTGGTCTAGGTGACACCTTTAAAGAAAAAAAGTAAGGAAATCTTTCTATCTTTTATTTCTTTTATTTTTGTTATTGTTATTATTATTATTATATTACTACTGTTGGTAATCTTAATAATGAAAAATCTCTTATCATGGCACAACGATTTACAGCATCTAAGATCATTCGGACAATTGAAGACCGTATTGTACATTTACAAGGTCAGTGTGATTATTGTACATCTAAGGAGGATTTTGAATCTTTAGATTTTTATACTGGTATTATTCATGAGCTGGAAGCGCTCTTATCAACAATCAAAAAAGGAGATGAAAAATGAAACGTCACAAAATGTCTAAGCATGCGTCAAAGAAAAATTTTTCTAAACATGCTATGCATCCGCATCCAAAAAACAACCTTCGTAAGTTCCCTGCTATGAGAGGAGGGATTAGGTTGTAATTATGGCATGTTATCACCCGTTACAGGCTTGGCGGTCACTGACCGTCAATCCTTCGGGGAAACGCTCTATTGTATTTAAGCCTGAAAATGAGCTACATGAAAAGACCTCTATGATTACTGTACCCTGTGGCCAATGTATTGGCTGCCGGCTCGAACGATCAAGGCAATGGGCTATTAGGTGTATGCATGAATCTACTCTACATGCAGATAATTGTTTTATCACCCTAACTTACAATGATGATCATCTCCCAGAAGGTGGTTCTTTGATTAAGTCTGACTTCCAAAAATTTATTAAACGGTTAAGAAAAAATCATGGCGTTAAAATACGTTATTTTGCTTGTGGTGAGTATGGCACTGAGTTTGCCCGACCGCATTATCACGCTTGTATCTTCGGCTTTAACTTCCGAGATCGCAAACCCTTCAAACGTCTCCATGGAGGCCATTACCTCTATACCTCACGAGATCTCGAAAGACTCTGGGATAAGGGATACTCTACTATAGGAGCGGTAAACTTTGAAACTGCCGCTTATGTCGCCAGATATGTTACCAAAAAAGTAACCGGGAAGCTCGAAGAGGCTACAGCCCATTATGAAAACTTTGATAAAATTACTGGTGAATGGTTTTCAACAAGACAACCGGAATACATTAATATGAGTCTCAAACCTGCAATTGGCAAAGGATGGATTGAGAAATTTTATGATGACGTATATCCTCGTGATGAGATCATTATTAGAGGTAAAATATTGAAACCACCAAAATATTATGATCGTCTTTATGATTTGCAATCTCCTAAGGACTTTCTTATTATTAAACGTCAGAGACAACGAAGTGCACTAGAGCACACCAAGACGCCCGAACAACTTCTCATCTCTGAACAAATCAAACTTCAAAAATTCAAACTATTAAAAAGAAGCTATGAGTCAGAACCTGAAAGCATTTTGTATCCATGATGTCAAAGCTGAAGCATATAATCAGCCTTTCTTCGCGCCCGCCAAAGGTGCCGCAATTAGAGACTTTACTGACTTGGTCAATGATGGCAAAAGTATGGTTTCAAAATATCCTCATGATTATACTCTTTTTGAGATTGGTAACTTTGATTCTTCAACAGGAATCATTATTGGGTCTAATTCCCCTTTATCGCTTGGTAATGGGCTTGAGTACGTAAAAGCATAACTTTCATAGGGGCTTCGGCCCCTTTAAAATTCAAATTCATAATCATGAAAAGTACTATTCAACATCTTTTCTCTCAAGTACCTCAAGCTGAAATACCACGTTCTCAATTTGATCGTTCTCATGGTCATAAAACCACTTTTGACGCTGGTTGGCTTGTACCTATATACTCTGACGAAGCTCTACCGGGAGATACTTTTAACCTCAAAATGACTGCATTTGCACGTCTTGCTACTCCTATACATCCTATTATGGATAATATCATAATGGACTCTTTTTTCTTTTCTGTTCCTTATCGGCTTATTTGGGATAATTTCCCCAAATTCATGGGAGAACAAGTTAATCCAGGTGATAATACTGATTTTCTTGTACCTCTTTCTGTCGCGGCTGATGCTGGTGTTACCGGTTATGGTTTACATTCCTTGCATGATTATCTTGGATTACCTACTAAGGTAGCTGGCACTTTACAACATTCTGCGTTATTTACACGTGCTTACTCCCTAATTTATAATGAATGGTTCAGGGACGAAAACCTTCAATCATCTGTTCGTGTTGACAAAGGAGATGGGCCTGATAATCCTACTTTATATACAATACAACGACGTGGTAAAAGACATGATTATTTTACTTCTGCTTTGCCTTGGCCTCAAAAAGGGCCTTCTGTATCCATACCATTGGGTACATCTGCCACTATAAAAACTTCTGGTTCTCAATTGGTAAACGGAGCTTATCCAGCTTTAACATTTAAAAATACTGTTTCAGGTGTTGCACCTGCTACTGGTTATGCTTTGGGTATTGGTGCTTCTGGTGGTCTTGGTACTCCTGCAACTGCTTCTGGCGGCCCTTATACCAGTGCTTATTTATATCCAAGCAATCTTTATGCTGATTTGAGTACTGCTACTGCCGCAACTATCAACCAACTTCGCCAGGCATTTCAAATTCAAAAACTGCTGGAACGTGATGCTCGAGGTGGTACCCGATATATAGAAATTGTACATTCGCATTTTGGAGTTACATCTCCTGATTTACGTGCTATAAGGTCTCAATACCTTGGCGGTGGTTCTACTCATGTAAATATTGCACCTGTTGTGCAAACATCATCTACCGATACAACTACTCCTCAAGGAAACCTTGCTGGATATGGACATGCTACCCTCCACAATAACGGTTTTGTGCACTCTTTCACTGAGCATTGTATTGTTATTGGTCTTGTCTCTGTTCGGGCTGATATGACATATCAAAATGGCCTTAATAGGCAATTTTCTCATCTTTCAAAATATGATCATTATTGGCCTGCCTTAGCTCATCTTGGCGAACAATCCATTTTAAGACAGGAGATATTTTCTGATGGTACTTCAAATGACAGCCTAGTATTCGGCTATCAGGAACGTTATGCTGAATACCGTTATAAACCTTCTATTGTAACCGGCTTGTTCAGGTCTAATGCTACTGGTACTCTTGATAGTTGGCACCTTGCACAAAGCTATGCATCTGCTCCTGTACTCGGTCCTACATTTATTTCTGAGGACCCTCCTATTGATAGAATTATTGCTGTACCTGCACAACCTCATTTTCTTTTTGATTCTTACATATCTTTAAAGTGTGCACGGCCTATGCCTGTATACTCAATCCCTGGACTTGTTGATCATTTTTAATTATGGGATTACTTGATTTTGTACCGATTATAGGCCCTGCTATATCGGCTGTAGGGTCTATTATATCTGGCAATAATGCCAATGATACTAATTCAGCTAATACAGCCGCAACTAATGCGGCTAATGTAGCTTTAGCCGATAAAACTAATAATTTTAACGCTCAACAAGCTCAAATTAATCGTGATTATCAAACCGAAATGTCTAATACGGCAGTACAAAGACGTACTGCTGATCTTACTGCCGCTGGTATTAATCCTATTCTTGCTGCTGGTAGTGATGCATCTTCACCCGGTGGTTCTTCTGCTACTGGAACAATGCCTACTCAGCAAGCATATCATTCAAATCCTGTAAATGGTGCTGAAGCTGGAATTAATTCTGCTTATCAAGCTTTACAACTAAAAGGAGCTTTACAAAAAAATCAGGCTGAAATAGCTAATATTACTGCCGATACTCTTTCTAAAGTCAAAGCTCCTGAACTTATGGATACTAATATCCGTGCTGGAAATTTATCTAATAATCTTAAATCTTGGGAAATTGGACGACAGGACATGATCAATCAAGGACTTGATCTACAAAACAAACTTTCCCAGGCACAAAAATCTAAAGTTAATGCGGAAACCGCATCTACTGCCGCTCAAACTCGTATGCATACGATAACCGCCAATGTGGCGGAACAACAAGCTATCAATGAGATAGCTAAACAACGAAACACACAGGGCTTACATGTTGGGCCCGGTGGTGCTATATATGATGCTCTTGGAACATCATTACAGGATCTCAATCCTCTTAAAATTCTTAAATAACTAATCCGCGTAAGGTGTGCGCCCCGGAGGGGATGCACGCCTGTAGTGGATGCAAATTTAATTATCATGAAAACACGTTTTCGTACTGCTTATCAAGCTGATTATGATTCATCTCTCTTCGTTACTGATGTTATTGATGATGGTGTTACTCATCAATCTTTCAAGGATGAATGCGATATTAACAATATCCTTGTCT